AGCGCTTTGGAGTCCATCGCAGAAATGTTTTCATGTTGAAACAAAAGAGGAAATGCTTGAGCGAAATATCGCTCAATGCATGAGAAATTCGTGCGCCGATTATATAACACTTGGAATTTATTCGACGCGAGAAGAGTGCAATGATTTAATCGAGTTGATTAAGAAAAGGCGCGCCGCATGAAAAACCAACTGACTTTCACTCACAAAGGCTGGTTCTGCGGAATCGTACCCGTATATCTAAACATGAACGATAAAGAGTGCCCCTTGATTATCGAGCGTCATTGGATATTTGGCCCTTTATTCGTCATGACTGAATGGGTATTTGGATTCTGCATTCTCATCAGAACCTTCGTGGATAAGGAATACGACCCCATGTTCCCGATAAAAATTACAGGTGAGCTATGAACACCTACGACATCGAAGTAACCGACAACGCCAACCTCTGCCTATTTTGTATTGTGGCATGTTTTGGGTATTTTTTGTGGTTTTGGATGGTGGAGGGGAGGGTATGAGCGAATCCGATCTGCACCATAGAATCCTCAGTGAGTGCGCAACTAGCATTACCCATAAGAGCGTACATGTAGATAATCCGGCTTTGCAAAAGCTGTGCGCTGAATACGAGCAACGAATTGCTGACCTAGAACGCACAAACCTTCTCATGGCCGAACAGCTCAAGAAGCGCGACGGTTTTTGGTTGGCGCCGATGATACCGGATGAAGAAATGTTGGCAGCAGTCGGCCCTTGGGAAGAACCTGAAAATGTTTATGCAGCCATGCGCGACGATTGGATGGAGCGAAACAAATGATGCTCGGTTGGGCCAAAGGCCTAAGTACTCGTTCTGCGAATGCTCTGATCTTTGCAGGATATACAAGCAAGGAACAGCTCCATGCTGATGTCCTGGCACATCCGATGGCATTGTTAAAACTGCCCAACATTGGACGCAAAGCCATCGACGAAATCTCAACATGGCTGGAGATCATGAATCCACAGTTACAGCGCAGGATTGAAAGCGCGAAGGCATTTCTTGAGTCGAACGGCTATATGGTGACTGCGAAGGAGGAGGAATGAGCGATAAAGATATCAAACGGCTTAACCGTCTACGCAGAGAGGTTGAAGGCTGGCGTACTAATCCGCCGACTAGAAATAAATTGATATGCGCAGCCAAAGCATGTGAAGGCTGTAAGATTTGCGAGCCGGAGAAATTCAAATTCAACAAATTCGGGCTTTTTGATAAATGAACTTCAAAAAAGGTAATTGGAGAAAAACTGGAATGAATGCAGAGAACCTTAATTTAGCCATAGATCCTAATTTCGATGAAGTTAGACTTTGCATGCCTTTAGTAAAGTTGTTGCAGGCGCGAGGAATATCAGCGCTTGAGGTTAATGAATTAACACAGGCTATGCTTAGGATAATTTATATGTGTGAGCAGCACAGGGAAGAAATGGCGCATTTGTTTCCTGATCGATCTCAAGCACAGAGTGGCTGTATTGGTGGGACGCCAAAAAAATGATTGACGAACCTCGCTCCCTAGACCAGAACGCTTTGCTTCACGTCATGTGCGCTGACGTATCCAAGCAAAGGCTTTGGGCTGGCCAGAAATTAGATTGCGAGGGCTGGAAGCGATTGTTTACTGACGCTTGGTGCAGAGAGATTGGTATGTCGCCTGGACAAGTGGTACCAAGCCTCGATGGTCAATCCGTTGTCATCCTAAACATCTCAACGCGCAAGCTCAAGAAAGCCCAAATGGCCGAATTGATTACATGGATCTATGCCTATTGCGATAACGAAGGGATAAAACTCAAAGCGCCGGAATCGTACGCGCAATATCGGGAGGCTGCGGCAGCGTGAGTTATATCGAGCGCAAGGTAACGAAGTTTCGCTCAGTTCGTACTGAATACAACGGGCGCCACTATGACAGCAAGTTTGAGGCATCGGTGGCCATGACCTTAGACCTGATGAAGCGTGCCGGTGAGATAAAAGATTGGGAACCGCAGTACAAATTAGAAATGTGGGCTTATGACAAATTCGGCATGGCCGCCATGAAGAAGTGCCACAAGGTGGACTTTAGGGTTCACGAAAACGATGGATCATTCAGATTGCTGGAGGCAAAGGGATTCGAAACGCAAGACTACCTGGATCGTAGACGCTGGCTGGAATGTTTCTGGTTGCCAGAACACCCAGACCACATTTACGAGGTCGTTAAAGAAAAGTCAAAACGTTGGAGAATTCGATGAGCAGATTAACCCGAGACGACTATATCGAAATGCGTCGGTGCAATGAGAGGCCGGGAGTTCCATTGTCAGTGAAGTCAAACGAGCGTTTACAGATTGAATCCCAGGTAAATGCTTTTTTAGAGGCGGGGGGGCGGATAAGTCGATTTGGAAATATGTCAGGGCATCAACCTGTCAAAACTTTGGTTTCACAGAATTCTCAAAAGGCCGAGAAAACATTTAAGGGAACATTGGGCATAACTCGGGCCGCCCGCTACAAAGGAGTTTCCCGCACCTTTCTGGCCAAATGTATTAGAAATGGCACCGGGCCAAAACATTATCTGGTTGACGACATTCTCCGTTTTATTAAAACCGAGCTTGATGCATGGACAATCCCCCAATGACTAACTGGCAGCAAATGTTCGTCGATCTCAAGCGTTATGGGTATGGCGTCTCCAAAATATCACGCACGATTAGTGTGAGCAGAACCCGCTTGCTACATTGGCGATCAGATGGCACTGAGCCATTGCATGGGGCGGGAGAAAGTTTTGTCCAACTTTGGATGGTGGTGACGGGGAAAACTCGAAATGAGTTACCTGCAAAATGTCCAGACTTTGACAAAAAGACCGCCATATAATTAACGCACTGGAGAGGGCCAGAGCGATGGAGCGGAGGTCATATCAGGAGCCGTTGATGTCGAGAACCGTCGAAGTTGTGACGCAGAGCGCCGAGCGTGGAGGCGCCGCAGTCGCCGTCGGCTCTTACGGATTTTACCAATACAGCTTGGATTGGCTGAATCATTATTCGGCCGCTGTCCTTGCGTTGTGCGGGATCTGTGGTGCGGTGATCGGCGTCTTGGGGTTTATATTTAATCAGTACTATCGCTGGGAAGCGCGCAATCTTGAAATACGCATGAAGAAAGAGCGCAGGAGTAAACCTCGTGAGTGATGCCGATATCGTTAACTGGATTGCCATGACAGGTTTTATTGCATCGATCCTTGATGCTGTCATTCCTCCCTCTGAAACTCCCGGTATCAAACAATTTAAACAGCTCGTTAGCGTCATCGCCCTCAACTTTGGCCATAGCCATAACATCGCCCCCAGCCAAGCTGTGAAGGAGGCTCAATGATTCGCAAGGCCCAATACCTGTTTTGTCTCTGCCTGATGCTGTTTCTGGCAGGTTGTGTAACGCCTCCGCCAATTGAAAGCACTGGAGATGCTTTAGGTCAGTCAGTTGCAGCCATCGATGCCGCGGCCCTCTCTGTACGCAGTGCGGAGCTTTCCAAGCAGATTACGGCTGAACAGGCTGTGATAGCCAAGGCCAAGCTCCAGCAAGCCTATAACGTCGCTGATGCAGCCAGAGCGCCAGGCGCAAACCCTAACGAATCCATCCAGACAATTCAGAATCTACTGAATGCTGTCATTGCTATGCTGCCGGAGGAAAAATGAATACCGAAGAAGTCCGGTTGGCTCTGCAAGTGGTAAATCTTGGCTTTTCAACACTGGCCTCTTACAACGTTTCTGAAGCGGAATACATCAAGTTACGTGAGGCCAAAGGCGCACCGCTAACATTGGAAGACCTAGAGCCTTTATTTAAAAAAGCCCAGCACGATATTGACCAGATCGGAACGCATGTCCAATGAGCGATGTGAGCGATCATTTCAACCGTGGTGAATTCGCTTGTCAGTGCGGCTGCGGTTTTGATGTCGTTGATGTTGAGCTTTTGGGCCATCTGGAAGACGCCAGACATTACTTTAACGCCCCGATCATCATTGATAGTGCTTGCCGTTGTGCAGCTCATAATCTGGCTGTAGGCGGTTCTAAGAACAGCCAACACCTGTTAGGCAAGGCGGCTGATATCCGCATTGAAACAGTTAAACCCAGTGCGGTAGCTGAGTATTTTGAAATGCTTTTCCCCGACCGTTACGGCGTGGGAAAGTATAACGATTTCACACATTTTGACATTCGCTCTACCAAGGCGCGCTGGGATATGCGGCGCATTTAAGCAAAGCAGGATTAGCGCTGTGAAGCGCCATTTTCCGAGCCGGGACGCTGGCAAACGTGGACCATTCTGTGGGCTTGATACATCGGCAAAGGCCAATCTTTAGGCCATCGTATTCCGCAAGTGGCGGTGGTGGTGGAGCGCCTTCGATTTCGTCTGTAAGTGGAACTCGTTCAGATGGCAGTACTTTAACCATTTCTGGCAGCAATTTCGGCTCATCGCCAACCACTTCTTTAATCGATTACATCACTAATCAATCTGTTTATTCCGCGATTTCAGATGGCGCTGTTGTCCCTGTGGGGACGGGTAAAGTTTGGGCAGAAAATACAGCTGATTCAGTGGGCAGTCACACCAATGCAATGCGGATCAATAGATCCATAAGCCGCGGGGCCAGAACAACCGGTTATCGTGGGTTTGGGCAGTGTCACCTTGATTGGCCCAACATATTTGTTCCGAATTATCCCTCGAATACTTCATCGTCCGAAAAGAAATATTACCAATCGTGGTGGTTTAAACCTTCGATATCGCCTAATGCACACGGCGGTTCGAATAAATTTACGCGCATATGGGACGAAGTAACTGACACCGGCGTTCGCACGCACTTTTCGTGGACATGGACAGAATCGTATTACGTCTACGAAGATTCTAGTCAAGTCGAGGTCTACGCAGATTGGACCGGCACTACCGCTGCATGGAATCGACTAGAAGTTTTTATCGACGGCGATACCAATGAGTTTTTCACTTACGTCAACGGCACTTTGTTACAGCATGGCACCTCAGCGCCGAAGCGAAATAATGGCTTTGGTTTTGCCACTTCACTCTTAGGCTTTAATCCTGGGGGCGCAATTACTGACGGTGTTTACGACGATTTAACTTTTGATATTACCGATTTCTACGCCGGCACAGATCGAGCGCGCGTTGAGATAGCGACAGAATCAACTTGGGCTGCGGCTCGCGGTAAAGGCGAAGTACAGGATGTTTCCAGTCGAAGTTCATCAACAATTGTTTTAAATGCTGTGCAGGGCGGACTTTCTGCAATCAGCGGTAAATATATATATGTGGTCGCGACCGATGAAACGGCAAATTCCAGTGGGTTTTTGCTATGAGCATCACTTTTGGAGCCATAGGCACTGCTGGAGATTTCCAGGAGTTTAAAGATTTTTCCGGGCTATTAACGGGCGGAACAATTGTTAAGCCTACCAATGTAGTTGCGGGCGATTACGTTTTACTGCTTGTCTGCACAAAGCAAGTGAATGGAAGTACTTCGACTTTCTCCGTACCTTCTGGTTTCACACAGGTTACCTCCGCCAATAACTTTGCATCAGATGCTGAATATAGAGGGCACTTGAATGCCAGCTATCGAAAAATTGATGGCAGTGAAGGGGCTAACTTTACTTTTAGCTGGGCGGCTGGATCTGGTACGCAAACCGCAAATGATATTTACGCCGTCTGCATTCGCTTGCAGGGAGTGGATGGGACAACTTTCTTAGGCTGCACGGCCGCAAGTACGCCCAATGATGACGCCACAGCCTCCCCTATTAGTACTGGCATTACGACAAACATAGCTAATGCGGTTCTCGTTTCTTTCTTTTCAGCCAAAGGAACCATGGCCACCCAGGATGCCAATTATCCCTCTGGCATGACCGGTCAATTCGTTAGAGATAACGGTGGTGGTGGGTTTTCTATCGGTATGGCTATTCAGGTCATTACAGCTTCAGGCACGGCCACTGGCAATAGAACATGGACCAATGTTTTATCCGGCAGCCCCTATTGGGGCGCTTGTGATTTCGCGATTAAACCTGCCGCTGCCGCTTCAATTCTTTTGCCCCAACTCGAACGCAGTACCCGCGGTCAATTCCGTGGTCAGTATTGAGGATGAATTATGTATCTCTTAGCCAAATATAATACGCAGACCACAATTTATTTCACGATAGTTAAACGTGGAGTCGTTGATCTTGCGGCTACTGCTGATTGGACGCCAGCAACGGGTGATACAAAGATTTCGAAAGATGGCGGCAACGTCGCTAATACCACCAACAATCCTGCGGCAGTGGGTGGTACGGGGTCTGTACTCTGGTCGCTTACCTTAACGGCAACAGAATTATCCGCCGCTGATGTTGAAGTGCAGATTGTCGATTCGGCTACTAAGGCTGTCGAAGATCAACTTATTCGCGTTTACACCTACGGTAACGCTTCTGCGAAATACGTTTCAGATTTCAGTGTTGCTGCCCTTGGCGCAGTAATGCCCACTACCGCCGGTCGCACGCTTGACGTTTCTGCAGGTGGTGAAGCGGGGTTGGATTGGGCCAATATCGGCAGCCCGACCACTACGGTAAACCTCTCAGGTACTTCTACTAAAGCGCTTGAGCCGACAACGGCAGGTAGGACCCTTGATGTAACGACCACTGGCGAGGCCGGACTTGATTTCGCCAATCTCAACCTCCCAGCTGGCGCAATTCCCGCATTGGGTATTGTGGATAACGGGACAGCTCAATCCGCTACGGGCACGACACTCGTTCTTCGTTCTGCGGCCGCCTTTGCAGATAGTGAATTAATCGGCGCTACCGTTTTAATTACAGGCGGTACGACGGGAGTAGGGCAGGCTCGCGTGATTACCGCGAATGTTGGCTCTACAGATACCGTGACAGTCGATACTTGGACGACAACCCCGACAGGAACTATTACCTATATTGTTTTTGGTGGGTCTCCTGCATCGACCAGTCTTGTACCCACAGTTGATGTTGTGAAATGGAACAACACCGCCGTATCGACTCCAGCTATAGCGGGCATCCCTGATATCAATGTTAAAAACATCAACAACGTCGTTGCTGCAACACCGGGTGCTTCTGGCGGCATTCTTATTTCTGGCTCGAACTCTGGCACTACAACGCTGGGTGCTTTTACCGTTACAGGCACTACCACTCATACCGGCGCAACCGTGCATACGGGCAATGTGAGTATGGCAGCCGGACTTAATATTACTCAATCGACAGCTAACACTACGGCTCTGGTTGTTACGGGTAATGGAACTGGGAATGGCGCGACTATTACTAGCGGATCGGGTGCGACAGGTCAGGCGCTTAACCTGACTTCAGCGGCGACTAACGGCTCTGCTTTGGTGATGACTGCCGCCGGAACGGGATCTGGCATTAGTTCGTCGGGTGGCGCATCAGGCAAGGGCGCATTACTTATTGCCGGCGCAACAGGCAGTGCGGCACTGGCTTTACAAGGTGGCAGTACATCAGGCGTCGCTCTCTCGCTCACTACAACTGCGGGTGATGGCATTCAAATCCTGCCAACAGCAGGTAACGGCGTCACTATTACTGCAAACGGAACAAGCAAACACGGCATTGTTTCGACGGGCGGTACCGCTGGAACTAGCGATGGCATCAAAGCAGTTGCCGGAACTGGTGGTGTTGATATTCGCGGAGCCATTACCGGAAACATTACAGGGACTACCTCAACATCCGCAGTCAGCTATCAGAAGAATGTCGCAGCCAATGATATTCCATTCACGATGGTGGATAGCACTGACCATGTCACCCGCAAAACGGGGTTAACGATTACTGCGACTCGCAGCATCGATGGCGGTTCATTCGCTTCTGCCACCGGGACTGTTGCTGAAGTAGGTAACGGCATTTACGTAATTGATGCCAGTCAGGCCGATATGAACGGAAACAATATCGTATTCCGATTCACCGGCACCGCAGCCGATCCTGTTGAATTGCATATCAAGACTTACACCTGATGAGCGCCGCATTTAGAGTCTTAGGCCCCACCACGTATGCCGGTTCAATTGACCGGCTTTCTCCTGTGGTGCCGAGTTCTACAGCAGTCGTTCCTTATCAATGTGGATTGTTATATTTCCCGGGTTGGTCAACGCCGGGCGGTGGCCCTTATCCTTCCGCTCCCTGGTCTGTCATTCCTTCTGATCGCATCCCTTTGGGGTTGGGTGCATTCGACGAAACCAACCAAACAGTAGTCGATACCGAATTAACATGGATGTCGCAGTACGGGATTACGTTCGTCGCAATCGATTGGTTCCACCAATTCAGTGGCGCAACTCTGGTTCCATATCTAGAACACTTTATCAACAAAGTTATTATTTCTGCGGTCACGAAACCCAAATTCTGTATTCAGCATGCGAATGTCACCAATGCTGGAAGTCTCAATTCAACCAATTGGGCAACGATTTATAATTATTGGATAGCCAATTATTTCCCCGATTCCAATTATTATAAAATTAATGGCTATCCTGTTGTTGTCATGAACAGCGTTCCCAGCTTCCAGCAGCGAATGGGATCAAACGCAGCCTGTAAGGCCGCTTTGGACGCTGCAAGAGCAGCAGCAGTTACCGCAGGTTTCCCGGGCATTATCTTCATGGGAGGTCATGAAGATGCAGGAGCCGCCTGGCTGGCGACCTCAACACCTGCAATTCAGGGATGGGACGGAATTACCGGCTCAAATGTTTTCACTACCACTCAAGTGGGTTCCAGCAATCCCGGTATTGCAGCTACTACTTACAACGATTTAGACAATGCAGTTTTTCAGGGCTTGGTAAGTGGCTACCAAGGTTTCTTATATGGCTGGATGAATACATCCGGCATTACCACCGTATGGCCCCCCTTAACTGCAGGGTTTGACGATACTCCATGGGATGCGAGTACAACCCTACATGGTATGCCTACCAGCGCGGAATTCGGCAGTCATCTGACGCATGCAAAAACTCTAATAGACGCCAATACCACTCAAACTCAAAAAACATTCCTGCTTGAAAATGCCACTGAGTTTGGCGAAGGCTCCATTATGTTCCCCACTTCGGGGAATAATGGCTTTGACCGATTAAGACAGCTTAATACGAAGTTCTCCTTAAATACTTCTGCTGTCATGGTGCCCAATGCTTTCAGTTTTACGGATATTACTGGCGCCACCACCAGCACTGTTTACACCTCGAACACTATTACTACTGCAGGGATTAACGTAACCGGGGATTATTTTGTTACCGGTAGCGCAACAGTCAGCAAGAATGGCGGGGCTTTTAATGCAAACCCTGGGACATTCGTTGTAGGTGATACGTTTGCCCTCCGTTTAACTTCAGCAGCAACGGGCAATCTTGCAGTCACTGGAACGCTTACTCTTAGCGGGATCAGTGATACCTACAGTGTGACCACAGCAGATAACGCCCCGACAGATATATCCCTGAGTAGTAATGTTGTCCTGACCACTGCGGGGACTAATGCAGTTGTAGGCGCACTCTCTACAACCGATGCCGATATTGGGGATATCTTTACATATTCTCTGGTAGCCGGAACGGGCAGCACGAATAACGCCTCCTTCAATATCTCAGGTGCAAACCTCCGCTGTAACGACCCCAATGCTTTAGGCGCTGGGACTTATTCCGTTCGCATTCAAACGTCTGACAGTGCTTCGGCAACCTTTGCCAAGGCGTTCACCATTATTGTCGCCGCTCCCAGTACTGGCGTGGGTAGCGGTATCGGTAAATTGAAAATCGCAATACGCATAGGGGTTGCATGATGAATCTCAATTCACAAACAGCAAACAATTCGGAAGTGGTAACGCCCAGCGATACCATAGCCCTCGCCAAGGAGGCTGCAGCGCTTTATGTGGGTGTATCGGGGAATATCTCTCTTCTAATGCCCAGTGGGGACTCGGCCACGTTTACAGCGGTTCCTGTGGGCTTCTTCCCGGTAAAAGTGAAGCGGGTTAATTCAACCGGCACCACAGCCACCAATATGATTGCGCTGAGATAATCATGATTACCGTTACTTCAGGATCTACCAGCGCAACCCTCCAGGCGACGGCTGAAACGGATATTGTCTCTATTATTCCGGCAGATTCGGGTGGCTCGGGTTATGCGGAATATTCAACGACAGGCAGTACGCCTTGGACGAAATGGCGACCGGGAAATACAGTAAGCGAAGCCGAAACCACCGCAGGTCGATTACCGGCCTATTACCGGTTTACCTGCCTAACCGGGTCTATCAATTGCGATATCACGCCCAAGGATACCGCTCAAAGAGCCATAAGCATTCTTGAGCATATCCCTACCGCCAGAACATCGGCGGCCATTCAAGCAGCGCATGATGAGGCTGCCGCATCGGGTGGTGGCAATGTTGTTCTTGAGGCTGGTGTTACCTATGTTATTACCAGCGCCCTCACTTTTGAGGCTTCCTCGGTTGGTCTGGTAGGTAATGGCGCCATTTTAGATAATTCATCACTTGCGAATTCGGCCGTTTATACCCTGACACTGACTTCTACGAAGGGCGATTACCCCAGCGTCAAAATGTTTAGTGATTTTTCCATTATTGGGGATTCTGTTACCGGTCGTGATTCTTTACAAACAGCCATTCGATGCCACACGGTTGCAGCCAATTCTGACGTTCGCGTCATGCTCCAGGATATCCGCGTGCAGTATCAAAATACCGCTTTGTCTATTGGCTCAGGCGCCTTCCTGACTCGCGGTTATGGATTGGAGCTGTCTCGCTCGAAATTCGGCATTCAGCAAGAATCCGGCGCATCTAACTTTGCTGAGGATTGTGCTTTTTGGGGCGGTACGATATTCGATAATGATTGCCATATTAAATACGGTGCCGGCCAACGCATGGCGTTTTACGGGACTTCGTTTGACTATTTCGGCTCGCATGATGGCGTTCGTCAGACAGCGGACGATGCGGCATTCGTACTTGCAGGCGGAGGTAGGCTGCATTTATTTGGGTGCCACATCGAATGGAATTACGGTTTATATTCTGGGCAAACCAATAATCCTATCCAATTGACTGCCACCGGCGATATGTTTTTTATGGATGGCGGAACACTCTTTTATGCTGGCGCCGGTAATGCACCCTTCTACAGCGCAACGATTAAATCGTCGCAAAACTTCCAGCGCATGCGTTTACGCAACGTGGGTATGAAAGGGCTGGGAAGGACCAGTACGACAGTAGATGACGCCCTGATGATTGGCTCTGAGACCACTAACCAGGCAGGGAGTGGGGGTCTTTGCAGCATGGAAGATTGTTATAGCCCGAATAACACCTTTGCTGATTTACCCTCCGTGGTCTCTTACCGCGCTCAATCGCAATGGTTCCGTAATGGTATCGATAATCCCTATTTAGAGCTTTCCTATAAGTTATCTGCCACTGATGCTACGAAAATAACCAATGTAACAACCGATGGTTCGGTAAATCCTCGTAATTCGGTTGGCAATTTCATGAAGATTGCCACGGGCGTAGGGACCATTCGCATCCCCATTCCCATTATTGCCGGCGCTCAGAAATTGTATCCATGGGCATTGTTTATAAACGCCCTGAATGCCACTGGCACAGTTACCATCAAAGAAAATTACACCACTTATGCGCTTAAAGCGGATGGCACGATTGCGGCTGATACGCGCGGTGCAGCAGTTTCATCAACGACAAAGACAATTACCGGCGTGGGTTCGAACAGCTGGATTCGTTATAGCTGGAAGGATGTACGGGGGGATACCAACAACAATCCACGTTTGACCTATAACGCCTTTTTCTTCATTGAGATTGATTGTACTGGCTTGAGTGCTGGCTCTATTGATCTCGATGATATTGCCTATACAGCGGGCTAATAAAGCAATGTTATACTATTACAGGAGAGCTTCATGAAGAAGAAAGGCAAACCAAAACCCAAGCCCTGTTAGAGATTTGACAATGGCGAAAATAGGAAGGCCGTCTAGTTATAACGAAGAGACGGCCAAAACAATATGCAAGCATGCTTATAAGTTGAGCCTTTTGGGTTCAACCGACCAGCAGCTTGCTGATTTTTTTGAAGTTTCAGATACCACCATTGATACATGGAAGAAAGAACATCCTGAGTTTCTTGGGGCCTTAAACAAAGGTAAAGGTGAAGCTGATTCAAAGGTTGCGAAAAGTCTTTATCAGCGAGCCATGGGTTATTCCCATAAAGCCGAGAAGATATTCAACAACCAGGGTGAAATCGTTAGGGCGGAATACATTGAGCATTATCCGCCTGATACTACAGCCATGATCTTTTGGCTTAAGAACAGACAATCAGCAAAATGGCGTGACAAGCAAGATGTAGAACATGGACTTTCAGACCCATTGACTGCATTGCTTGGCAAGATAGCAGAACAGAAACCAGGCCTACCGGACCCCATAGATGGCAACGCCGAGTGATTTAGAGAATCCTTGGTGGAGGTTAAACAACCTCTATTACATCAAGGATAAGCGCGGGCAGAAGGTCTTGTTCAAGGCCAACTGGGCACAGCGCGTTCTCTATTCTGGCATGTGGTATCTGAATATTATTCTGAAGGCCAGACAGATCGGGCTCACAACACTTATTCAGCTGTTCATCCTCGACCGGTGTTTGTTCACTCCAAACACTACCGCGGGTGTTATTGCACACAACAGGGAAGATGCCGAGAAGTTCTTCAGAGATAAGATCAAATACGCTTACGATAATCTCCCGGATGAACTCAAAGCCCGGCTTCAAGCCCGTAATGACTCAGCGGGTGAACTTGTATTCAGCAATGGATCAAGTATTCGTGTCGGCGCTTCTATGCGGTCAGGCACCCTCCAATATCTACATATCTCAGAGTTTGGTAAGACTTGCGCAAAATATCCTGAGAAAGCGGCTGAAATAATTTCAGGCGCATTGAATGCAGTGGCGCCAGGCCAATTTGTATTTATAGAATCTACAGCCGAAGGTGATTTCGGTCATTTTCGAGATATGTGCAAAACAGCTGAATCCATGCAAATGTCTGGCGAAAATTTGACATCAATGGACTACAAGTTTTTCTTCTTCCCCTGGTGGAAGCATCCCGATTATACGCTCGATGCGGATGTCATTATCCGCCAGGATTTGCAGGATTATTTTGCCGAGCTGGAGCATGAAGAGGGAATTGCCCTAACGCGCGAGCAAAAGGCTTGGTATGTCAAGAAAGATGCTGAGCAGGGCGATAATATGCGGCAGGAATATCCTGCCACAAGCACTGAGGCATTCCAGAAAATTGTTGAGGGTGCGATTTATGGTAAAGAAATGCGCCGAGCTATGCAGGAGCGGCGCATCACTCAGCTGCCCATTGATCCCACTTATAAAGTCTATACATTTTGGGATTTAGGTAAGCGCGATACTAATGCCATCTGGTTCATGCAGAAGATAGGCCCGTGGTATCACTGGATTGATTATTATGGGAACAATCTATTGGGGCCAGATCATTACGCTAAAATATTAGAAGAGCGAGCCAAGAAGTGCGGGTATCAATATGCAATGCATTATATGCCCCACGATGTTGGAGTAGAGGACTATTCTGCGGTAAATGAGAGTCGGCAGGATATTTACGAACGTCTTGGCGTTAAACCTATATTCCGCGTTGAGCGAATACCGGATTTGGAGCTTGGAATTGCATTAACTCGAAGAATGCTTGTGTCATCGCGCTTTGATCGAGAGCGCTGCGCAGAGGGTATCCAAGGATTGCAATCCTATCGCTATATGTATGATGAGGCTCGCAAGACATTCCATAAGATACCAATCGAGGATTTTGCATCCCACCCTTCTGACGCTATTCGCCAATGCGCTCAGGCCTTTAAAGAGGAAAGCGGCTTCGCAAATATGAATGCGCAATCCAAGAATCCCAACGTGTTCAATCGAAAACAGAAACCCAAGACCCAAGAAGCGTGGGTCGTCTAGGAGACTATCATGGCAGAACCCAAGTTCCTCCCCGTCCATATCACGAACGTTGCAGCAACGGCAACATTGACAGTAGCTGATTGCGGCCTCGTGCTGATTGCCAATACAGGCACGATGACTATCAACCTGCCTGCGGCCGCTGACTGCAAAGGACGCGATTTCTTGTTCAAGAAAACCTCCGCCTCTGCAACTGCGGTAACTATTGATCCAGCGGCATCAGAAACTATTGATGGCTCGACCACAAATACTCAGCTGGATACACAGTATGAGAGTATTCGAATCATCTCTGACGGCACTGCTTGGCACAAAGTGGCTCAAATCTAATGGCTGACAAGATGGATGAAGAATCCCTGGTTGCTTTAATCGGCCAGAAGCTGAACCGTGTCATCAACGATGAAGATGGGGATGTTTCTGCCGTTCGCCAGGAAAACTTCAACTATTACTACGGTAAGCCTTATGGGAATGAACGTAAGGGCTATTCCAAGATCGTCACGCGTGAGTGTTACGAAGCCGTAGAGTGGGCTATGCCCTCCATCCTTCGTGTATTTGCATCGGGAGATAAATATGTAACCTTCGATGCGATAAATGCGCAGGACGAGGAACAAGCGGCTCAAGAGACCGACATTGTTAACCATTTCCTGCTCAATGAATCCGGTGGGTTCATGGTGTTCTACGAGTGGGTGAAAGACGCTCTGATGTATCCCAATGGGTATGTCAAACCGTGGGTCGATAAGATTAAAGAGACAACGACCGAGGAATACAGCGGCATTACCCAAGTCGGTTTGTTGATGCTTGCCCAAATGGAAGGCGTTGAGATTGTCGAGCAAGACAGTCGGATAGAACAAACGGAGCAGGGGCCGATTGAAGTCTTTGATATCAAGCTTCAGCGGACTACCAAAAAGCCCAAGTTATGCATTGAGACGGTTCCGCCAGAACAAGCCTTGGTTGACAGTGACTGTACTTCATTGGACTGCGACGAAGCGGATTTTACATGTCACGAGGTCAAGCGTTCTCGTACGTGGTTGATAGAGGCAGGATATGACGAGGCCAAGCTCGATCAAATCGGTGAGTACTCGGATGACAAATCCCAGTTTGGCTCCGAGAAAGTCAACCGTCTGTTCTATACCGATGAAGACCCTGACCAGGACGATGTTGAAGCCGAAGGCATGCAGATGTACTGGCTTCGCGATATCTTCATGCGCGTGGATTACAACGGGGATGGGATTGCTGAACGCCGGCATATCGTTCTGATTGGCGATCAAATCTTTGAGAACGAAGAGTACGACGACCAGCCTTTAGTGGCCCTTTCTTGTACACCGGGTCCGCATAGACATATCGGCATGTCGTTGATCGAAGCGGTCAAAGACATTCAATTGATCCAGTCTACGCTGGCACGTCAATTGATGGACAATCTGTATCGCATCAACATCCGCCGGAAGTATGTTTCAGAAGCGGCTTTGGTCGATGGCGGCGCAACACTCGAAGCCCTTCAGAATGCGACTACGGAGATTATTCCTGTTCGCCAGGTTGGTACGATTGAGGACGAGCAAACCACTTCAGTGATCGGTGATATCCTTCCTGTCATGCAACAATGGCAGGAGAACAAGAAGATTCGCACCGGTATTGCACCCGATTTGGCGCTAGATCCTGACATTTTAGCCAAGAGCACTATGGGTGCTTTCATGGGTGCATTAGAGAATGCCTCTCAGCGCCTGGAGATGATTGTCAGAATATTTGCAGAGACAGGCTTTAAAAAGCTGATGCTCAAAGTCCATAAGCTCCTGAGAGAGCACATGGACGTTCCGAAAACGATAAAATTGCGTGGAAAGTGGGTTGAGGTTAACCCTGCCGATTGGAAAGAACGCACTAATGTCTCGGTGAATGTCGGTCTTGGCTTTAACAACCGGGAAAAGATCGTTGCCGCCATCATGAGCATTCTGCAGATTCAGCAACAAGCCGCTGCAACCGGATTGGCTCAACCCCAGAATGTTTACAACGCGCTAGAAAAGCTGGTTGAGGCTTATGGCTTTAAGAATCCCGAACAATTCTTCACGTCGCCCGACAAGATTCCACCCAAAGGTCCTGATCCTCAGACCATGGCAATGATGGCCGAAATCGAGGCGCAGAAAGGTCAGGTCGCTGCCGCACAACAAGCGGTTGAAAACGATCGTCAACGCGTCATGCTCGAAGCCGAGAAGAGTCGCGTTCAAGCCATGAAAGATGCCGTGGAATCCGAAGCCAAACAGCTGGAAGCTCAGAAGAAATTGATGGAAGCCACTAACGAGATACAGCAGAACTGGGCTAAAATTCGCATAGAACAAGAGAAATTGGAGCAAGGCTGGACCAAGTTGGAATTGGATAGCAAGGCTCAGCAAGAGAGAGTGAATGTGCCTGGGAGTGCCGTATGATCGAGCGCAAAGGCGTTGATGCAGACCGCATTCTCAACGATCCGATTTATCAGGAAAGTTTTCTAGCCGTTGAGAAAGTGATTGTCGATGCATTGAAAGCTGCTCCTATTCATTCAGAGACTGAACAAGAAGCTGTGATTAAATTGGTCATGCGCTTACAAGCAGTGAGTGGCGCTAAAAAATGGTTGGACAGGACCAATTTAATCA